GATCATCCTGGATTTCGACACTACGCAAGTAGTGGGCTTTGCCTTGAAGATCACCCAAGCGCGACATACAACCACACCGTCACGCCAACCCCCCTTATGAACAAATCTGAGTAATCCGTCTCGAGTTAGGGGGTGTTCCGTCCCGAATCATTACACTGAAGTCTCCAACTCGCGTCCCATTCCGTGGGCACCGCGGGGCCAGAGTGCTAACTAGCACCATGGTCACTCCGTGGCCAACTGGCAAGTTTCCCCAGTGTCTTGAGTAATGTTTTGTGACATTTGTGTATTGTTAAAACCGGCTTCCGGTGTCTGAACCCCGTAAGGGCTAAAGATTCACCACTCTGATGGCAGAATGGTCCTGCGTGTCTTGCTTAGCAGCACGTTCTCTAAGGATCCCTATGCGTCTCAGGGCTTTGATTAGGGCGATATGTAGCAGTTTAGGCAGTGTGCCAAGACTGTACCGTAAGGTAATCTACATCGTTTTCTGAGCACTGGTATGCCCGGACTGAAAAAGTACAACAACACACATATAGCCACAGCGTGCGAGGACGCTGTTGTCACGAACCATTGGGCTCACCACTTCGTGGTGTGGCGGGAAGCAACCCGCCCTCGGTCCATCCCCGCTCAACCATGACATGGATTCAGACTACAAAGAAGAGAAGAACACAACTGAAATAGCGAATAATGCAAACTCCACCACCCCAGATTATCCATTCCCCTCCCTGCCGCCAACCGCATCCACCGTTGGAGAGGCACAGTCCACTCTTGTTCCCAACCCCAACCATGCAAACCCCCTCCCCCCACACATTGCCATTGACCTGCCGCCAGCTCGGTATCAGCGTCAAAAAGCGCCATCGCGAGGAGAGAAACGATCCAGGCTCATCAACCGCAGTCAAGCTGTTGCGCGTGATAAATACAGCATCACCGACGTGCGACACCCCGATTACGTCGCCGCAGTGCCTTCAGCACGAGCAATGCCAGTGGCAGCCGACGGCCCTACGGCCACTTTTGTCGTCACAGTCAAACCTCCTGAGAAACTCAATGACGGAGTGGACATGGAGTACCGTAACGTTTTCCCCACCAACATCCCCATCAGCAAAAAGGCTGGCAGTGGAGCCAGTGTCATCTGCCCGCTCGTGGTAGGTTTCTTAGTTGCGCTACTCCTGTACGTGTTTCCTTGGTACCTCAGAGTCATTGCAGGGTTCTCGACGTTCTACAGCTTAAAGAGCCTTTCACTGGTACTGTCGAACTTTTGGACACACAGTCCAGAATGGCAAGCAGAGCTCTATCGTGTGTTCACAAAGGAGTCAAAAAGAGACTCTGATCCCAATCACATCAAGCGCATTCTGTCTCGCCCACTCGCATTCTACCCACAGTACGTTACGACGCAGGTCTTCTCGCAATTTGACCGTTTCGTGCAGTGGTTCTCGGTCATCGTGGGCAACAGTGAATTCATTCACGTTGGTCGTATTTCAACAACACGCTTCTCAACATCCGCTGAGACCCTGCTCGACTATCGCAACGCCGCTGTCAGGGCCAACAAGAACGTGACCGACAGGGTTGAATTGGCTGTTGCATTCCTGCAGTTCCCACAATCAAGTACCTCAGCACCAATCATGTATGCCCCTGAGATTGTCAACACTGTCCTCCCAAAGATCACCATGATGTCGGAAGACGACTCATTCACTCAGTCGCAAGCACTTTCGCAGCGCCAGACCAACCTGATGATCCAATCCACATTCCAGGCTGAAGTCTCAAGTGGCTCAGCGCAGGTAGCCCACATTCTCGCAGCAGGCAGACGAGTCGCTCTCGGCCACGTGAAAGGCCAGATGTCGTTAAACTCGTCGGGGGCGAGGTCAAGCCACAGTTTGGCTTCGGTTACAGGATTACTGACGGCCTCGCCCTTCCTCCTGTCGGTCGGCATGGTGCTCGCATCACCCTCTTTCCTTCCTACCATGTTGATGGGCATCGCGTACCCACTCAACGTTGTCTGGGGCCTATTCTAAAAAGGCGGGCCCCGCCCATGGCCGACGTTCGACATGGGCCCACCATGCTCGCGGGCTGCTTAGCCAGGTTTTGCGCTAATCCCCCTCCGCACGGGGACCTGGCAGAGCTGACCGCGTTCGTGATGGATTACTGTGAGAAACACTATGAACCGCTCAAGGCGGACACGGATCTCTCGCAAAAGACATGGATAGCAGGTGCACCCTACCCAGAGCATCGCAAGCATGAGCTCATCAATCTCTGGGAGGAGAATAACGAATGCATCTGTGACAAGGACAATGATGTTGATGGCCACGGTAAGAACGAGACATACCCGCGCTACAAGCATGCCCGTGGCATCAACAGCAGGAAAGACATGTTCAAGTGCGCGACAGGACCAGCGTTTCACGCAATGGAGGAGGTGATCTACAAAGACCCTGCCTTCATCAAACATGTACCTGTCCGTCTGCGCCCCCAGTATATCGTAGAGATGCTGGGGGCGTATCCTGGGCCCTTCTACGAAACGGACTACTCACAGTTTGAGAAACACTTCACGCCGAAGATCCTCATGGCCATCGAAATGGTGTTGTACAAGCACATGCTCAAGAATTTTCCCGAGCTGTACGCACTGATTGAGAAGGCAATGACGGGTAAGAACAAGTGCAAATATCGGCATTTTGTGCTCAAAATCATGGGACGTCGCATGTCTGGAGAAATGTGCACGTCGCTTGGCAACGGATTCAGCAATCTAATGCTTGCCAAGTTTATCGCCCATCGCAAAGGCGGTATCCTGATGGGGGTCGTCGAGGGTGACGATGGCCTTTTCTATTCGTCCGTACCAATCACCACGGAGGACTTCTTACAGTTGGGATTTGAGATCAAGATGCTCATCCACAACAACCTCCTGCGCACCAGCTTCTGCGGTCTCATCATGTCCAGTGACCTCTGCACGATGACAGACCCTCGTAAGGTGCTCCTCAACATCGGCTGGACACATTCGCTGCAGATGTTTGGGGGGCCGCGCATTCTAGCAGGCCTGCTCCGCGCAAAAGCACTTTCGCTCGCGTACGAACACCCCCGCTGCCCAATTCTCTATCAGTTAGCTCTCTCTCTGCTCGTCAGGACGTCAAGCGCTGCCCCAATATTCGGGACTGATTACCATGGTGCAACCCTCCGCGCAGAAATGCTCAAGTTTCGCGAGGAGACCATGATGCTGATCGGTCTCGGGCCATCAGAACAGTGCCGACACGACTTCGCCGAGCACTTCCACATCCCTGTCACAGAGCAGCTTCGTATTGAGGCCTATCTTTGCACCGGCTTCACTGACGAGCTCGATCATCCTGCGATCGAGGCTTTGTATTCACCGGCATGGGATGACACCCTTCATTACTTCGAGAACTACACTTCCCATCTCAAGTCTGGACCATTTATCAACTAGACCCACGACATCGCCTAGCTCTCGGCATAAAATTGAGCATGGGGTCAAGTGGCGGCCATGTGCCGGACCAAAACGGTTGCCAACGTGGCTACAAAAATTCCGTGCTAAACAAAATGCCAAGAGACTGCACGGCTCCCAAGACCACTTTGATGTACAGTCCAGATTGTTCCTGCATCCCATACAACACATTCCTGGTACATAGCGCTTCGCTTACAGTAATGCTTCGCAGAAAAGACAAAAACGCATCGCTCGACACTCTTGTCGCTAGCAAACAGCTCACCGCGAGTGGCAAGGACTGGCTTGTCACCGCCATGGACCCGTTCCATGATTTCAACCACCAAATAGCAGGCTACCCCGACGCTGATGTTTCGCAAACCATCGTTGCCTGCTACCAGTACGAGAAGGTTCTCTCCAAGCCTACCTCGGCCGGCGCAGGGAACTGGGACTGTCACATCTACTCGATGCCAGTTCTCAGCTCCTCCATCGGTTCCCCAGTCTACAATGAATCAGCTGACTGGGCTTCCCTCACTGATCCGGCTCCTTCCGCATATTACATGCTCGGCCCCATGAACATTAACTCTGTGGCAACTGGTCTACAGATGGGGCCAAAGATTCCTACTGTCCCAGCAGACACCCAAGATGTTCTCCCTGCTAGTGGAACAGAGGACCTGTTTTCTGGATGCAGCCGTGTGATTGCCATGGGCTTCGAAGTCCACAACACTACTGCTGAGATCAACAAACAGGGGTCAGTCACCACGTATCGCATGCCTCAGTGTGAGTCGGATAACTCCATCGTCTGGAAAAACAATCTCGGCACCTCTTGGAGCGTGCTCCACGGCAAACGCATTCGCGCTCCTCCCAGTGATATCGCTGCGGCTAACCTGCTCAAAGGCACCCGCACTTGGGAAGCAAAGGATGGCGTTTATGCAACTGTTTTCCAGTCGAGTGTCATCAACCCACTCAAAATGGCTTCATCCACCCACACTCTGATTGATCCCAACGCCGATCCAGGTGCGGCCGCCGTCGTCTATGCCAATTCTCTCACTCCCGTGCTACCCGTCGTCAATCCGACTTCCTACACGCCGTATCCCACACAGATAGCTCCTTTCGACACCACTGGTGCATTCTTTACTGGACTTTCCAATGCCACCACTCTCAACCTCAAGGTCAGGATCTATGTGGAGCGTGCACCCACTTGGTCCGACCCAAATCTGGCAGTTCTCGCCTCGCCTTCCGCGCCGTACGACATCCAAGCTCTTGAACTGTACGCGGCAGCCATCAACTACCTCCCCCCTGCTGTCATGGTCAACGAAAATGCCATGGGAGATTGGTGGAAGGCTGTCACTTCAGTTGTCCGTAAACTTGCCGGCCCACTGGGTTCAGTGCTCGAGACATTCGTCCCGGGTGCTGGACTCATTGGAGGTGCCATCTCGTCCATTGCAGGGCAGATTGAGCCGGGCAAGTCTGTTGCTCAGCAAACCGCCGCGCAAAACACACAGCACCTCGTTCCAATTCCTGCACCGCGCTTTACCAAGCAACCCCGTTCTGTGCAGAAGAAGAAGAAGATCTCTATTAACCGCATTCGCAAGTAGCATGCATCCTCTGTTCTTTCCACTGCAATTTCAAAGCCCACCAAATACAAACAAATTACAAACAGGCAGTTTGGGCTTTCTCCCCCCTGACGTCCACAATTTACTTATAAAATTCACTAAACAGCAAACCGTCAGGTATTCAGTCACTACCGCAAACCGCGCTAGTTTTATGCAGTTATTCGGTGATCCCGTCACAGAGCAGTTCCCTGTTCTGTTTCCGCATTCCGAGTACTCCCTCAATCTTCGCAGCTTGCCCACGCTCCCTGGGTTCGCCCATCCGTTACGATTCAGATTCGTTCCGGAGTGACAGTGATCACGATCCTGGTGTATGGCCTCCATCCTTCAGTTGTTCTTTTAAACTGTTGGTAAAATGTCCTGAATTTCCTAAATAAAGCCACGAC